AAGCGCAAGACATGCAGAAGTAAGGCGAGCGGTTGACGACGTGTTCGGCTCACGCGTTGAAGTCGATGCTGATCATACATGGTGTGTGCAATTATGAAATGCTCAGATATTTGTGTCGGTGATTTACGAGAGGCGGTAACGATATACCGAGAAGTGCGTCAGCCCGATGGCATGGGCGGGTACTCGGTGGTGTATTCGCCCATTGCTGAAATTGCAGCGCAAGTCCGTCCGCTGAGTAGTCGAGAAATGATAGTGACCGAATCTCTGAACTCGGAGATAACGCACAAGGTTTTTATGAGATGGACGGCAGACTTACAGCCTGATGATTTACTTGGGTGGCGAGACTCGGTACTGGTGATTGATCCGCCGATTGATGTAGAGGCGAGGCAGCGATATTTCGAGATTGCTGCTCGGTTACGGCCGAGAATGCAGTATGCAATTGACGATACAATTGTAATGTACGGAAATGAGCCTGTTTTGTTCGGCGGGGAGGTTGTACGGTATGCCTAATTTACAGAGCGGGTCAGGGATTGTACTTCGAGAAGACGGAAGTAATTTGTTTATCGACGGGTTCGAGCCAGTGCAAGCAGAGTTTGTCGTCTTCGTATCGAAGTCAGGTGACGACAGCAATGATGGAAGCTCACCCGAAAAGGCAAAGTTGACTATTGCTTCTGGGCTTACCGCGGCACAGGCTATTCTTGATGCGAACGGTGCGACCGGGTGTTACGCAGTGCGAATAGAAATCGCAGGAGCGGGACAGTACGAAGAAAATATAGTTGTCCAGTCAAACATGATTTTGATCGGTCTCGCTGCAACCATTGTCGGGCAAATAGAAATACAGACACGAGCGCGAGTTATTATATATGCGCACTATGCTTCACATTCGAATCAAGAAATGCTGCTGAAGACCGGCACAAATGGAGGCTGGTATACAACTTTTATATCTGATGGGCGAGGATGTGACGGACTACTGACTGGTACAACGAATGCGAAAAGCGAAACTACCGACAGCATTCTTTTCGTCGAGGCGGGGCTTATGCTTGTAGCTGAAAACGGTACGGGTATCGAAGATAGCGCGTCGGGATTTGGTCACAACCATTTTTCGGTCAAAGACTTGTACCTCGCAGGCGACAATGCCGAAGGGCTTCGCTTCGTCGGCGGCCAGTCGGACGGTGTCGGTTACCTTGACCACATTCTGGAAATTGGTACGCCCACAGGCACAGTTGGCATAGAAGTTGGAAACAACTCGTTGGCGCGTTTGATAAGCTGCGAGATCGTTTCAGATACAGCGTGGACCGTCGCGGCGAATGGTGATCTGTACTTGATCTGCCCGCGCGTAGTCGGGGGCACTTCAGGCTCACTGAGTAATTCATAATGGCGAACGAAATATCAGTTACAGTCACGAACGCGGGCGAGGTAACCGAAGACATTACAAAGCGCGTTCAGTCGCTGACGAAAAAAATGATTGAAAAAGACGTGCATGGGTTTGTCGAAGCCATGCAAGAGCGGATCGTATCGGAGCTGAATAGCGGCAATGCGTCAGGCGAAACGTATCAGTCAAGCCGAACGCCGAATGTGTTGCACGTCGCTTCAGCACCTGGCGAGTATCCAGCAAGTGACACCGGCACGCTCGCCAGAAGCGTGTCGCTTGAATACGGTAAAGATTTCGGAGCGATATATACGAATATCCAGTATGGTCGTGACCTTGAAATGAGACCCCCGAGCATGGGTGGCAGGCCGTGGATGACGCGAGCATATAACGAAACGCTTGCACGATGGGGAAAGCGATGAGAAACGAGTTGCAGAAAGCGCTATTTGATGCGCTGAACGCTGTAGACTTCGGCACGTTGTCACCCGCGGTGTACGATCAGGTGCCGCAGGATGCAAGCTATCCGTTTATCGTGCTTGGTGACACGGATTTACGAACATGGCCGACCGATGAAGAAACAGGATATGAAGGCGAGACGAAAGTATATGTATACACACAGACGCCGGGGCACAGAGATGTGAATGATTTGGTCGACTCGATTGATGCACAACTGGACCGAAGTGTGTTAATATTGAACGCAGCGGGGCGCGTAGCGCTTCTGAGTAGAATCATTTCCGTGGTAGACAAAGAGTCAGACGGAAAGACAAGGCGAGCGCGAATTGATTTTCGCGTTTCGATAGGGGTGCAGTGATGGTAAAAGGATGGGCAGGACGAAAAATTATTATCAAAGACCCGTTGGGTGCGCCGCTTGCGGGAGTCAACGCGAAATCGATTTCCTTCAACCGTGATGGAATTAACGTTACCGCAGACGACGAAGACGGGTTTCAGACAATGCTGGGTGAACCGGCAACGGTTGCGTTCAATATGGACGTAGAGGGTATTATGCGTAGCGATCCGGATAATACGGACTTCGTGCAGCGAGCGCTTGATACTGGCACTGAACTGGAAGAGTACACGGTCGAGTTTCCGTGGGGAAAACAGGCGCGAGGTAACTTCTTTTTCGGCAACTTCAGCCTGAACGGGCCGACCGGTGACGCAATTACGTTTTCAGCTTCGCTTCAGTCGTCCGGCATTTTTCAGTACGAAGACACACCTACCTGATATTAAGCCATGAGAAAAACAGTCGAACTTAAAATTGACGACGTAGAGCTGCGGGTCGTGCCGACGTGGGAGGTTATCGAAACGTGGGAAGATCGCGTTTCGATACCGGACAGCCTGCAGCGAATCAGTCAGAGAAAGCCGCTGAAATACCGCGAAATTGCGTGGATTATTTGGGCGGCAATTGAATACGGCCAAGACGACAAGTCAAAGCGCATTCCGTACGCCGAGATCGGTGACTGGGTAATGGCGAATCAAGGTGACGCAGTTGTAGCTGCAAGTGAATTGCTGATCAGCGCCGTGTCGGCAGGCAGCGAAGAGCCACGGCCAAAAAAATAGCGGCGGCGACGGACGAAAAACTTGAAGGCATCGGGCTCCGGGTGTACTTCAAGACCGCCGTCGGCGCGTGGGGCTGGCAACCGTCGGAGTTTTGGCGCTCGACGCTGCATGAGTTTTGGGCCACGTTTGACGCAAAGATGGGACCGGAGTACACGAGGCCGAGATACGGCAATCTGAGCGAGCGAGACGTTGACGAACTGAGGGAGCTTTTGTAGTGAGCGACAGCATACGAGCGTTACAGGTAAAAGCGACCGCCGACACGTCCGATTTGCAGCGAGGCATGAACGATGCTTCGCAGTCTATTCAAGGCGTCAGCACGTCAGCAGGATCAGCGCAGCAGGGCGTCAACCGTTCTTCGAACAGTATGGCGTCAGCGCTCGGCAAGGTAAAAGTCGCAGCAGCGGCAGCAGCGGCAGCAGCAGTTGCGGCGGGAGTAGCGTACGCGGCGAACTTGGTTCGCACAGGACTGCAGGCGGCAGACGAGCAGGCGAAGCTGGCGCGTCAGCTTGGTATGACAGCAACGGAACTGGCCACTCTTGAACGCGCGGCAGACTTATCGGGAGTATCTGCATCGAATCTCACCCGTAGTGTTGAAGGGCTAAACCGCCGACTCGGTGAAGCGCTTGAAGGCGCAGGACCGACAGCCGATGCGCTTGAACGGCTCGGACTCTCGGCAGAAGAGCTTGTTGAATTGAGTCCGCAAGAACAATTTGAAGCGCTCGGCGAGGCCATCGAGCAGCTGGGCTCACATGCAGAGCGATCAGCAGCAGCGCAAGACTTGTTCGGACGGTCTGGACAGCGAATGCTTTTGTTGCTCGACGGGGCCGAAGACACTTTCGCGAGAGCCAGTGGTGAAGTTGAGGCGTTCGGGCTTGCACTTGATAGTTTTGATTCAGCTCGAATCGAAGCAATTAACGATAACATGTCAACGCTCGGGACAATAATGGAAGGTGTGGCGTTACAAATTGCTTCAGCTTTTGCCCCGGCGCTTGAGTCAATAACAAATGCAGCAGTCGCAGCGGCTCATGCTATCTTCGGCCAGACAAACGCAACGAGAGAACTGGTCGAGCAGCAGCGTCGACTTGAAGCCATGACTTCCGAATCGACGAACACGAATACTGATGCAGAGTTACAAATACAGCGTATGCAAACTGCTATTGCAGGATGGCAAGAAGAGCTAGTGCAAGCTGAACGTGATTTGCACGATGCTTCGTCAGCAATGGAAAGCTGGGAGCACAGGGCGGAAACGCATGGAACAACCGTGCAAGGTCTCGCTGAAATGGATCAGTATTGGCGAGCTGGAATAATGCAGTCACGCGAGGCGCTTGTACTCGCTCAGGCAGAAGTAGACAAACTTAACAATGATATTGCAGGTACAGAACGAACGCTAGAATCAGCCGCAAATGCAACAAGACAATATGGTCAGGCAATGGAGGAGGCTGGAGAAAGCGCTGGTGGAGCTTCGACCGAGGTTGAAGGCTGGCGACAAGCCATGGATCAGTGGGTCACAACTCGAGCAACGGTCGAAGAGCTTATGCGCCGCGGCTTCGTTGACGAAGAAGATGGTTTACGGCGAATTATAGCGGCAACCGAACAATACGCCGAAGCGCTTGTTGAAGCTGGTCAAATGGGAAGCGTGGCGCAAAACGATTTGCTTGACCAGTTATCAAGGCTACAGTCGCGTCTCGAGGAGTTAGGGGTAGCGGCAGAGGAAAACAATCCGTTAAAAAAAATAGCCCCACAAGAAGATGATACAATCGATGAAGGCCTACAAAGGCGAATCGATGCAATAGCGGACAGCTTTTTGACAACAGAGCAAATGGTTGAGCAGCACTATTCGCAGAGACTCGAAACGATAAACGCTGCACTAGAACAAGAAATTATTGACGAAACAGAACACGCGGCGTTACGCGAGCAAATTGAAGAAGACGCTCAGGACCGATTGACGCAGATACAGCAAGACGCAATGAATAATCGTATACGGTTCGCAGCAAACGCGTACGGCATGATGGCGAACAATATCATTGGCGCTGTTGAAGGAATAGCAACGGCAACAGCAGACAGCGAAAAGAAGCAATTCAAGATACGAAAAAACGCGGCGATAGCCTCGGCGCTTGTGTCAACTGCTCAGGGTGTGGCGCGAACGATTGCCGACTATCCGTTCCCGTTATCCGCAGCAATGGCGGCGAGTCAGATTGCGTTGGGTGCTGGACAGATTGCAGCAATCAAGAGTCAGACGTTTAACGGCGGCGGATCGCCAACAGAACCGACAGCGCCAGCGCCCGACACGACCACGGCCGAAGCGTCAGCGCCCGACATGCAGCGCAGCATCACGATTCAGGGCGTTGAACCAGGTATGTTATATTCCGGCGAGGCGGTACGGGCGCTAATGGATAATATCGCGGAGCAGCAGCGAGACGGGTATCAGGTGTTATTGACATGAGCAGCACCCACATTTCAAGCGGCTTTGTATTATCGTTTCAGGACATTCTCAACCCGAATCAGCCCCGCTTATGCTGGCAGTCGTTTGTTGACCCGGACAATGTAACGGCAACCAGCGAGACCGACGAAAACCCTGTAACGAATCTTACCAATCCGGCAACTTCGTTTGTATGGCAAGCGTCGTCTACTGCTCAGCAAGACCTTGATTTTGGAGTGGAAGGCGAGGTTGATTATATCGGAATTGCTAGGCACAACTTCGGCGGTGCAACAGAGATTCGCCTGCAGTTTAAGATCGGCAGCAATTACGTGACTGTTCGTGACTGGTTTCGCCCACCGCTTCAGCAGACGATTTTGATACTGTTCAATATCGCAACACCCGATGAAGTGCGCATATCGATCCGTGGCAATGTGTCTCCCCCGATACTTGGTGTGGTGTATATCGGCCGGGCAACGCTGATTCAGCGTCGCATATACGTTGGCCATACACCGATCACCTACGGGCGTAACGTCCAGACCGTAGGTGCAGTATCAGAGTCGGGTCAATATCTCGGGGAGCTTGTGCGCCGTGAATCGCGGTCAACGTCTATATCGCTACAGAACCTGACTCCGCAGTGGTATCGAGATGAGCTAGATCCATTTGTGTCGCAGAGACCGAGGCGACCAGCTTTTTTTGCATGGCGTCCGCAAAGCTACCCGGATGAAGTCGGTTATATGTGGCTGTCTGGCAACGCACGGCCGAGCAATCAGCGCCCGAACGGAATGATGCAAATTACGCTGAATATGGACGGCATTGCATGAGCGAGCGAGTTACGTACATAGAAATTGACTTGCCAGTTTGTTCGCTCACGTACGGTGTCGGCGACTGCTCAGCAGCGATCGGGGAAGAAAACGGCGCGTTCGGTGTGTATGCAAACAACTCGGGCAAGTGCTTCAACACGCGGTCAACGTGTCAGTACCTCGAAGGCTATGACGAGGAGGCGCAAACGCTACGGCTGGCAGTCGCAACACTGAACGCCGATCTTGATATTGTGGCAGTCCCGAATGTTTCAAGCGTTCGCTACCAGCCGCCAGAAATCATGATTGGCCAAGGCCTCGGCGCTCGAAGTGGAATTACTGTATCCGCTTCAGATCACCCGTTTCCCGATACTGGGCCGGGAGGCGATCCGTATCGAGAATCGCGATCATATCATCCATATGAGACCGGCACGTTTTGGGGCAAGCTGAAAGCACGACATCCGTTTTTGCGTAACGTGAAAATGAGATGGATTACCGGGCGAGTTGACCAGCCGCTTGCAGCAATGGAGACGCGCGAGTTTGTGCTTGATCGAATCGAAGGGCCGGACACAAGCGGGAATGTTTCGATTATCGGTAAAGACCCGTTATCTGTAGTCGACGATAAGCGAGCGCAGGCTCCAAGAGTTTCGCCATGCGCTATCGCACAAGTTGGTGGTATCAGCGATACTGATACGAGTTTCACACTCACGCCAGACGCTGCGGCGTTCACGAGCCAGTACCCGGCGAGCGGATACGTTGCGCTCGGTGGCAAAGAAATCGTTTCCTACACTCGAAGCGGCGCTACAATGACAATCACGCGCGGGCAGTACAATACGGAAGCTGTCTCACATGATTTTGAAACCCGCGTGCAGCTTTGTCTTGAATACGATTCAGAACGGATCAGTGATATTATTTACGATCTTCTCACAACCTACGGAAACGTTGACCCGTCATACATTCGGCTCAATAACTGGAATCAGGAGGCAGACGAGTTTCTGAACTTTAATTATTCAGCGCTCATATCAGAGCCGCGGTCAGTGGTGAATCTTGTCAACGAAGCGTGCGAGTCTGGTGCTGTTTCTATATGGTGGGACGATGTTCAGCAAACAGTGCAGTTTCAAGTGATTCGCCGAAGAACCTTTGCCGGGCGGTTGTACAATGAAGATTCGATCTTTCAAAACAGCTTCAGGCAGAAAGAAAACCCTGAAAAACGGATTTCGCAAGCGTGGGTGTATCACGCACAGATCAATCCGCTTGAACAGGATGATCCCAATAATTATCAAGAGGTTGTAGCGAACGTATCGCTTGAAAGCGAAGACTCGTATGGTACCGCAAGTATCAAACAAGTGTTTTCGCGGTGGATACCAGCCGGAGGATTTACGCAAGCCGCATTTGTTGGAAACCTTTTTGTGTCACGATTTGCGCTCCCGCCTCGCACGTTTTCCTTTTCTGTTCTTCGTGACGTTGGTGCTCCGACTCCGGTGCTCGGTGGCGCAGCAAAAATAGAAAGCCGCTTTATCCAGTCGCCCACCGGTGAGCCGCAGACGCTCGAATGCCAGATCACGTCTATCGAAGCGAGTGATACGACATGGCGATGTAAAGCCGAAGAGCTTACCCGTAGTGATGTACCGCTACCGACCCCGGGGGGCGGACTCACTATTATACCGATTATACAAAACGCAACAGGGCTTAATTTGCGAGCTGAGTACGACGCACAGTTTACTAACGAGCCGGAATCAGGCGACACGATACGGTTCGAGATACGAAGCGGTGTGGTGATTGCTGGTACAAGTATAGCAAGCGCCAGCGGCAGCGGTTTTGTAACGGGCAGGGTCAGGAAATACCCGACGATACGAACAGGATCATGGCCGACAGGCGTAAACGTGCAGTTGAATATTTTGCCAGATGCGTTTGTGATTGGAGCGGGCGGTCAGGGCGGCAGGGCAACGGTAGCCGGTACAGCAGGAAGCGAAACGAACCCGCTTGTAATTACCGTAAACGACGGCGGGCAAGGCTGGGACGCAATTGAGGCGACGCACCCGATAACGATAGACAATCAAGGCACAATTGCAGGCGGCGGCGGTGGCGGCGGTGGCGCTGCTGCATATGCAACGGTCGGTTCCCTTCGGCCGCGCATAGTAACTGCTGTAGCTTTGTCCGGAGGTAGCGCGGGCGCTTCGATTTCGCGTGGTGGCGGCACAACGACAAATATCAATTTGCTTTTGTCTGGTGATTCGGTTCTTGTATCAAATGCAAATGGCAATCAAAGCAGTACGTTTGACGGCGCTGATTCTCCCGAGCAGTCACAGGTAAATCTTGACGCGACAGTATCAGGCGGGACCGTGCTAAGCATAAGCGGTTCGGCAAGCGCAACAGGCGGAAGCGGCGGCGACTACGGTCAGGCAGGAACAAATAATGCACAAGCAGAATCGGAATATTTTGGTACGTGGGGTCTTTATATTGACAAAGGCGCTGCGACTGGTTCGCCCGGCGCGGTCGGTAATGCAGTGGTAGGCGATAGTATGGTAACATGGAACAATCTCGGTACGGTTCTCGGGCCGCGGATTGGATAGGAGAGAAATAAATGGCTTTACCAAATTGGCAAAGAACGATAACAAATGAATCCGGCGATGTAGTTGCAGGCGCAGAAATCGAAGTTTTCGTTGAAACGACGGGACTTAACGCGAGCCTGTTTAGCGATCGGGGCGGAACCACAACGAAAGACAACCCGTTTTTTGCTGATTCAACAGGTTTTGCAGAGTTTTACGCAGCACCCGGCGAGTACCGAATTACTGCAACGAATCCAGCAACGTCACAGACGCGTACATGGCGGTACGAGGTGTTACTCGGCACCGCCGCCTCATCCGACGTAACCACATCCGCGACCGATACGACAGCGGGGCGGGTGATGAAGGTGGGGGCGGGTGGATTGCTTGGTGATGGCAGCTTCCAAATAAACGTAAGCGACGCAAACACCGCCATAACTGTTGGATTCTTTGGGGCGACATCAGCAACGTCTAATATACCTGTGTCAACAACGGGGTCGTTCACTGTTTTTAGGAGAGCGAATCAAATAATGCAAATTTTCTCTCCTGCGGGGGAGGTTATTTATGTTCGCCATTCGAGCAACACCGGGGCAACATGGACTGCATGGCGGGAAATTCTAACAACCGGCGACTACCCCTCCGACACCGCATGGACGACGACCACGAGCCTCGACAACGGCTGGACCGGCACGGTGAATTATATCAAGCGGGCGGGGATGGTGACTGTGGCGGCCGCTTTAGATGGGACTTCCGCGAGTACGCCAAACATCCTCCAACTTCCGGCAGCATATCGTCCAGTAGTAAATATGGATGGAGCAGCGCGGTCAGCGGCATACCATCAGGTATCTGCTACTGGTTTTATTAGTGCTCAAATTGGGCTTGTAAATACGAGGTTCAATCTCACCTACCCCGTAATCTAAGGAGAAAACAATGATAGAGAAAACAACCACCATAGCAACCCTCGAATGGGACACCGAGAATGAAACCGTAATCGTGCGAGAGCGCGTGGCAATCGTCGAGGACGGCGAAGAGCTGAGTCACAGCTTCATTCACAAGCAGTTCAAGGCGGACAGCGATTGGTCCGGCGAGGCGGCACAGGTGCAGGCGATGTGTCAGGCGGCTTTTGCTTAACCCCATCGTCCAAAACCACCACGACCTCCCGGACGACGCTATCGACGACACCCACCGGGTCGTTGACCAAGGCGGCGAGGAGCGAGGCTCCGATTGGTATCAACAGGCATGGAAGGCGCTTCTATGACCCTACACCTGCACGGATCAGGCTCCATACTCACATGGCGAGGGTTTTTGCAGTGGGCGGGCAATCTCTGCGCCGTCCCGTGGCGGGGGATGCACGTCGAGTGGGCGTACGAGGCCCGTCGGCTTGCCGAGCGTATCGCGCGGCTAAGTCCTGACAAGCTCACACTTTACGCGCACTCTCGCCACGCTGCCGTAGCACTATACGTAGCCGTCATGGTGCGCGCACGCTGCCGCCACACGGCAATCGTTGTGCACGCAACTGCCCCGCCTCGCGTGTGGTTTCGCAGGCGGTGGGCGGCGCACTACGGGCGGTACCTCGCGAGCTGCACGGTCGACGTGGTGGGCGCTCACGGCGACCCGGTGGGGTGGCTACCGCCGTGGTTTCGGCACGATTCGCGCGTGCGGTGGGTCGGGCCAAAAATTGTATTTGCACCAAAAGCACACACACCGACGTATATAAGGCGGCACGATGTCAGGCGAAATAATTGACGTAGAACGAAAAGAGTTTGAAGAGCTTCGGCGAGAAATTACCGATGTCAGGCATCTGGTCGAGCGCACGCGGATTGTGCTGCACGGCGAGAACGGCGACAACGGTATCCGATCGAGTTTAGAGCGAGCGCACAAAGCTATTGCTGGCATCAATAATAATTTGAAAACAATCAGTGATACGGTTGCGCAATTGGCGGTTGATTCGCAGATGGGGGACCGAGATATGCAAATGATGATAGTCGACGAGCTTCGGAAGCTGGAGCACCAGTTGACCGAGAAGGAAAAAGTGCAGCAGGATCGCGATGAGACGCAAAAACAATGGGCAAGCAGGCAACGTCAATGGTTAATCGGCCAGACAATCGTAATTGCTTTTGGCGTTGTAAGCGTATTTTTGACAATATTTTTATGACACATACCGAACGGATCAGGGACGCGATTATAAAGCAAACCGATTACGCCATGCCGAGAGCGATTCAGCTTTACGGGTGTCGTTTTATGGCGCTCATTGCCATACCGCAGTTTGTAGTCGGCGAGGCGCTTACGGTAGAGCAGATACTTGATATAGCAGCAATCGGGAAAAGCATACCGACTGTGATAAAAAACGCAAACTTTCAGATGGGGCGCGATGAGCACGAAGTAATCAACCTCGCGTTTCAAACGCTTGGCGTAAAGCGAGAGGGGCGGCAAGTCGGATGGGATGAAGATCATATTAAAACCGTGCAGTGGGAATACATGATCCGAGAGTGGAGCACGGATACGCATTGGCGACATTTTGATCTTGCTGACAGACGGGGGCAAGAGCTTTATGATCCGTATGATCGAAACACGGCTGATTATTCATTGCGAAAAAATGAGATCACCCGTAAACTATTGTACAGGACGTGGGAGACATGAAACCGATAAACGATCTTGACTGGTATCATGACAAAACGGGTAAGCCTTCGTCGATGCGGATCATTTCCATGATCTGCGCGGTTACTGGATGCGCGGGGGTGATTTTTGGCGGCGTGTTGATCATGCTGGGTTATCCAGACGGAGCGCAGTTATCAACAGTATCGGCCGGTATGGCAGGACTCGGGGAGGTAGCAAAAGCATGGCAGTCAGGAAAGGAATCGTGAAATGTGGACGAAGATCAAAGAGTCACTGGGCACTGTGTTTCTTTTTACTGTCGGGCTTATTGCTGCCGTTATCTTTGTATTCCGAGACAGTTTACGCCCTGCCCGAGAGCGATATGATCGAACTCGAACAGATATTCAGCGAGCTGGAGACGACAATAGAGCAGCAGCGGACGACGCTCGATCAGCTATCCGAGACAATCGAGACGCAGCGGATCACGTTGCAGAGGCAAAGCGAGACAATCGATCAGCAGGCGGATCGGTTGCACGAGGCCGAGCGATCCTTGACCGAATACGAGCAGGCGGTCCGGTTCACGATGATAGCGACAGCGACCGGTAGCGGAGTGCTCGGGGTATTGGCCGGTGTCCTGATCGGGGCGGTGGTGTTTTGACGCGAGGCAGGATCAGGAACATATCGCCAAAAACTCAGCGAACGGTTGACGGTATTACGTTTGCCAGTAAAGCCGAGATGAACCGGTACGTCGAGCTGAAAATGTTACAGGCGGCAGGCGTTATATATGATCTGGAGCTGCAACCA